ACCCCGAGACCAAAACCACAACCGAAACCACTCAAAGAATCAAACGAGCCTGTGACTGAGTATGCAAGGCGACGTATGACAGGGGTCAATGACTACATGAATGACCGCACAACGCTTGAGGAACTCGCTCGCACAAACCCCGCACAACGCTCAAGACGAAAGTGATATACTGGACTCATGAAAACTGAAATTGAAACAAAGACCGAGAACGATACTGAAACCGAATCACTCGACTCATTTTTTGACAAGGTTGAGCCGACTCAAACAAAGCCTCGCATTCACAACAACAGTGAGAGCACCTGCGTCAGCTGCGAGGGGTGATATACTGTGAGAGGAAAGGAGAACGCAAAATGCAGCTTGAACTTTTCTTTGAATTTTTCGGTGAGTATCACTACCCACTGACAACTGAAAGGGGGTGACCAATCTTGACGGCTCGGAATAGACGAGCAAAAGCCTCATGTGAAAACGTGGGGCTTTTTTACTGTTCGCATTGTTGTGGTCTGATATACTAAAGGCACTATATGGCAACCAACAAAGGAAAAAAGAAAGCGACACGGAAAAAGACACCCGAATCAAAATCAGGTGGGGCTCAACGTGCTGCATCAAAACCTATTCAAGCGAAAAAAGGGGCGAAATCAACAAAGAGTGCAAGCAAGGGCAAGAGTGTTGATGTGAGGCAAAGTGAGGCAAAGCCGTCTTTTGACAAAAGTGCAGCTGATTCAAAACGTCGAGACTGGGAATTCAATCAGGTGCTCATTCAAGATGCTTTCATCAAACTACTCAAAAAGAAAAAGCGAAAGCCGACTGCTGTTGAACTTGCTGAGGAAACAGGACTCTCAACCTCATCAATCGACCGTCACATCAAGATGATGAAATTCGACATGCAATCTGACACATGGCGGTCACTCACACCTGCTGTGATGCACTCGATATTCAAGGGGGCAACCCGTGGCGGTGTGTTCGCTCAAAAGCTATGGCTGCAAGTGGTCGAATCGTGGTCAGAGGACATCAACGTGAATCATGGGGCTCAAGATTCACTCGCTGACATGATTGCTCAGTCGACAGGAATCAAGATGCGAAAAGAAATTGAAAAAAATGCAAAGCACACAAGATAAAAAATCACTCGGCACTGAGTATCAAGAAAACATCAGACGAGACCCGAATCTCTTTTTTGAAAAGACTCTCGGTGTTTCGTTGTGGGAAAAGCAGCTCGAGATTGTTGAGAGTATTCGTGACCACAAACGCACAACGGTTCGCTCTTGTAACTCAGCGGGCAAAACAAAAGTCATGGGCGATGCTGTGCTGTGGTATCTCTATGCGTATGCACCGTGCATTGTGGTGACAACTGCACCCACTTTCAAGCAGGTAAAAAACCAACTGTGGAAAAACATCAAACGCTCTCATGCTCACGCAAAGGTCAATCTCGGTGGCTATGTCAAACAGACTGAGCTCGAATTTGCTGATGACTGGTATGCAATCGGGGTGGCAACAAAAGACGGTGACTCAGGAATGGAATCAATGCAGGGGTGGCACTCACCGAACATTCTTTTTGTGATTGATGAGTCGTCGGGTGTCGGTCGTCATGTCAAAGAGGCTATTGAGGGGGGTCTCATCAGTGAGGGCTCTCGGCTCGTTGAAATCGGCAACCCGACAAAGCCGTCAGGTGACTTTTTTGATTCATTCTCATCACCGCTATACAACAAGATTCACATCAGTGCATTCGACACACCGAACGTGATTGCAGGTGAGACAGTGATTCATGGTCTTGTGACGACTAACTGGATTGAGGACGTGAAAACAAAATACGGTGAGGACTCAGACGTGTACCGTGTGCGTGTGCTCGGTGAATTCCCGAAAAAGGACACTGACACACTCATCTCATTCGACCTCGTTGAGAATGCGATTGAGGCTGAGCGTGAGGAATATGGCGAGGACGAATTCATCGGTCTTGACCCGAGTCGAAAGGGTCACGATGTTGCTGCTTTCATTTATCGCAAAGGCAACAAAGCAAAGGTGCTCGAGACGATTGAGAAAACTGACACAATGGTGCTCGCAGGTAAATCAATCAAGTACCTCAAAGAGTACCCGAATGCACGATTGAGAATCGACATCATCGGTCTCGGTGCAGGTACGTTTGACCGACTGAGAGAGCAACCTGCTGTGAGTGACCGTGTCGAGGGGGTGAACGTCGCAGTGAATGCTCAAGACAAAGAACAATTCTTGAATCTGAGAGCTGAGGGGTGGCAAGCGATGCGTGAATGGCTCAAAGATGCGATACTTGAGCAACACACTGACTGGTATGAACTCGCAGCACCGAAATACAAATTGACCTCGAAAGGTCAGGTACAACTCGAGAGCAAGGACGATATGGCGAAACGTGGTGTGAAATCACCGAACGTCGGTGATGCTCTCGCACTGACGTTTCAAAAACCCACTGAGGGGGGAATCCTTGCACCGATGTGGATATGAGTCTGTTATAATAATTTTAGCAAAAAAACAATATGTCAATTTTCACAAAAATCAAATCAGCTGTCTCAACCACAGTCAAATCAGCGGGCGATATTTTCAATAATCAAACGTGGACACCTTTCAGTCTCGGTCGAGCTGATTCAAATGTTGCCACACTCATGCAGGCAAACAAAAACTGGGTCTTTGTTTGTGTCGACACAATCTCATCATCGTTGTCAGGCATTGAGCTCAAGCTCATGCGACAAACTGCTGATGACAAAGCTGATGAGCAGCTATTCTCACACCCGATTCTCGACCTGCTCAGTGAGCCGAACTCTTTTCTCGACGGTCGTGAGCTCATGTATCACACACACGGTCACTCAGAGCTAGTCGGCAACGCTTACTGGCGAAAGGTCGACAAGCAACTCATTCCCGTACCGCCTCAAAACGTCACAGTGAAAATCGCTGATGACGGTCTTTCTGTTTCAGGGTACGAAATCAAAACAAACACAGGGGGCAAAATCAACGTACCTGCTGAGGAAATTTATCACTACCGATACCCGAATCTCGACAACCCTTTTGTCGGTGTCGGAACTGCTGCAAAGATTGCTGACTGGATTGATGTTGAAAAATTCGCAACTGAATTCAATCGAAACTTTTTCGAGAATGGCGGTGAGGTGGGTGACGTGCTTGAGACTCAAGCAACAACCCGAGAGGAAATCGAGCTCATTCGCAAAGGGTGGGAAATGAAACACCGAGGCATGAGCAATGCTCACAACGCTGCAATCTTGCCGAATGGTACAAAGCTCAACAAGGGCGGTCAGTCGATGCGTGACATGCAATTCAGTGAGCTCGACAATCGGTATCGTGACAAGATTCTTGCTGCATTCGGTGTACCGAAATCAATTCTCGGAATCACTGAGTCAGGAATGTCTCGAGCCGATGCTGAGGCAAAAAACTACTCATTCGCATTTTTCACACTTGAGCCGAAAATGAGACGATTCGTTGAGTGGTTGAACAACACTGTCATCAAAGACCTCGACACCACAGGGCTCTTGTATCTCGACTTTGATTCAATCGTACCTGCTGACAAGACTCATGAGCTTGAGTCAATCAAGGCTGGTGTCGCAAATCAGGCATACATGACACTCAACGAGGCTCGTGAGCGTGACGGTCTCTCACCTGTTGACGGTGGTGACATCATTCCTCAACCTCAGACGTTCGCACCATTCGGGACACCCTCAAAGGCAATCAACAAGAAAAAGCGAATCAAGCGTCACTCAGTGGCAACAAAAAATGACACCGCTGATGAAATTGCAGCTCTCTTCAAAGATGTGGCTGTCATCAGTCAAAAATCATTCACTGATGATGAGGACAAAGAGCATCACAAGTCGTGGACAAAGAAAGTGAATCGAACTGAGGCGGTGCACGAGCAACTCACTCAAGACTTGATTGACTTCAATGCTCAGCAAGCTCGCAGGGCTCGAAAATGGGCACGAGAGAACATCAAAGAGGGCAAAGGTATCGAAACAAAGAAAGCTCTCAATGTACTCAGTAAAGCCGACGAAATGGCTCTCACAATCGAACTCATGTCACCTGCTCTCACTGACTTGCTACAACGTGAGGGTGATGCTGCAATCATGGCTGTCAATCCAATGGTGAAATTTGATGTGAACGCTGCTGCTACTCAAGAGCGATTCAGCAAGTACGTCGGTGCTGCATCAGGTAGCTACACCGAAACCACAATCGCAGCTCTCAAAGACACAATCAAAGAGGGTATTGATGCAGGTGAAAACGTCAAAGAAATCGAAAAGCGAATCAATGAGGTGTACGACTACACCGACAAGGTTCGTGCTGAGCTTATGGCAAAGACAACGACGTTCGACATCAGCAATCAGGCAACAAATGACGCATTCGTGCAGTCAGGTGTGGTCAAGACAAAGAAATGGTACACAGCTCAAGATGAGCGAGTGTGTCCGATGTGTGCACCACTACACGCAAAAGAGGTGAGTGTTGAGGCAACATTCTACAAAGAGGGTGAGCACATTGCAGGCGGGTCACCGTCAGCATCAGCATTCCTCGATATGCCGTGGGCACCGCTGCACCCACGTTGCCGATGCACTATCGTTGCGGGCGAAATTGACTACGGGAAATCACAAACTGAGGTCAGTGAAAAAGAGGTCGAGAGTGAGGAAAAATTCCTCAGCGAGATGCTTGAAACACTTGAGAAAAATGACTATGAAAACTAATGAGGCACAACAAAGCATCAGGCTCATTGTGAACAACAAGAGATTGAGCAAAGAGGCATCAAGTATACTCAAGACAGCTGTGATGGCACGTCTTGAAACAATACGAGGCAAAAAGGTGACTGACAAATTGAATGAGTCACTTGTTGAGCAAAGCACGCAGTCAAGAGAAAACGAAAGTGCGATTGCACGAAAAACTCACTACCATCTCAAGAGCATCGACTCGTCGATTCGAGAGCTCATTGATACTATAAAAGAAAAATAATCATGCAATTATTCACCACACCATTATTGATATTCGCAGCAGGTCTCATCGTCGGGTTCGTGCTCGGGTACGGGTTCAGGCACATCATCAAAAATGAAAAATTTGAGGGCAGCGAGCGAACAATCATCTCGTTCGTTGTTTTGATTGTGTGGGTTCTCTCAGTGCTCTATGACATCGGGTCGGCTGATTATCAGACACCGTTTGCAATTCACGGTATATTCGGGGCGATTGTCGGTTTCTTTTATGACAAAAATCCTGCTGACCTTATCAAAGGATTGCGAAAATAATATGCAAAAAAACAAACTCACAAAACGACACCGACTCATCAACATGGCATTCTTTGCCTCAGTGTTCATCATAGTACCGCTATTTTTCACCACACTGATTGAGGAATTTGCCCCCGTTGAATACTTTGTTGATGTACAGCAGCTCGAGGTTGGTGATATGCAACACGGCACATGGTCGCAAAATATCTCACTGACTCGAAAGGTTCGCAAAGACTTATTCGGTCAAACCTTTCAAGAGCTGAGACTCACTCGAGAGGGCGACACCTCAGAAACATTTTTCTTTGCTACTCAAAAAAATCAAGTACCGATTCTTTTTGAGGTGCAAGAGGACAACAACGTTTCATTCGTTCGTGACTGGTCAGAACAAATTGACCGCATCAACCCCGTGACAGGTGTGACCGAACAATTCCCGAGAGTGCCTCAAAGTGTTCTCGAATCACTTGAGGTGGGTGAATCGTATTACTGGACATGGGTTTTTGAATTCGACACAACAAAAGACCGAACTGATATTGTCACAAAACGCTCAAACTCATTCACTATTTTGCCGACAACTCAAGTGATTGAAATCAATATCACCTCACCCGAGTCGGTTGAGATAACACAATGACCATGAAATCAGTCATCACATTCATCATCGTTGCTGCAATAGTTTTCACAGCATCTGCATTCATGGCAACCCGATTGAGTGACGATGTTCACTCGTCATGTCTCGGTACGCTTTCACTGCTCAGAGATTGTCAGTCTTATACAAAATATAAATAAATTCACTATGGCAAACAAAAAAACATTCAGGCTCGGCATCGTATGGCATCAGGTGCGTGACGACTGGCGAAAGGAAATTGAGGAATATGTGCAAGAGCTGTGGGACAAAAACATCGAAAAGCTCGCTGACACTGAGCTCGAAATCACAGCAATCAATTCAGTGACGAATGAACAAGTCAGGCTCAAAGCATTCAAGCGAAAAGGGGGTGACAATCCTGCATTCGGTACTGAGAACGGCAAAGATATTGCTCGTCAAGCGATACCCCTCAACACTTTGCATGACCTCGGTCAGTTTCACATGGTGCTGTTTGCGTATGATGCTGAGAAATCTGACTTGTGGGGTTCATTGTACGACTCAAGAGGGCGAGGAAAAGGCAAGGGGTATGTGACATCATGGTCATTTTTCAATGAATTCTATCTTGATACTGAATACACTGAGCTCGAGGTGAACAATCGACCGTCTGAGGGGCTGGAAAAGGCTCGAGACTCAGTGATTCACGAGATGATGCACGCAATAGTCAAAAGGTGTCAGCGAGGCGGTCTGAGCGAGGTTGTCGACCACATGGACAGCACAATCGTCGACGGCAAGGTTGTTGAATACTACAAAAACAGCAAACCATTCACAAAAGACGGCAATTATCAGCGAACACTCGCATCAGTGACTGAGCATGACGGGTGGTCAATGTTCACATCATTCACACGGTCAGAGGCAATCATCGCTCAATACGAAAAGAACATTGCACCGAAACCGCCTGTCGTTGAGACACCTGTCGCTGTCACAAACGTGCCTGCTCGAATCATCGTGCATCACACTGGGGGCACTGACAAAAACCCACTTGAGGACACATCACACCACACTGCTGCAATCATCAAGAACTGGCATGTGAACGGTCTCGGGTGGTCTGACATCGGGTATCACTGGGTGATTGAAAAAGACGGCAAGGTTGTCGCAGGTCGTGATGAGCGAACTGAGGGTGCTCACACTATCGGTCAGAATCGCAGCTCAATCGGCATCTGTCTCTCAGGTAACTTTGACGCAACACTACCGACTGAGGCTCAAACAAAATCACTCGCTCACCTCATGGAACGAATCATGCAGCAATACAATATCGCTGCATCTGAGATTCACCCGCATCGAGACTACTCAGCAAAATCTTGCTACGGCAAACTGCTCGGTGACACATGGGCTCGAGACTTGATGACACCGCCTGTTGTGGTTGAGCCTGCTCGACCGCTTGCAGGGGTTGCAACAATCGACATGATTGATGAGCTCAAGTACCGAATAAAAACAAAAACTTTATAAATCAATCTGATATAATAAATTTATGAATACATCAAACACATTCACAGCAAAAATCAAAGCTCTTTTCGGCTCGGTTCGATTCTGGGTTGTGACTCTCACAGCGATTGTCGCAATTCTTGAATCTCAGGTCGGGGGCACTGATATTGCAGGCATTCTTGAGATAGTGAAAATCTACCTCATCACGGTTGCAGGTATCGGGACGGTTGACAGTGTTGCTCGCAAAATCGGGGGTGAAAGCAAACCCGAGATGACGAGTGAACAGCTCATCGAACTGCTCAAGGCTGACAGTCAAAAATAAAGCCTATTTACTACCTCACACCACTCACAACATTACTCAAAACTAATTCATAAAATATGGAAAAGACAAAACAAAATCACATCAAATATACTGATGAAATGGCAAGTGAACTGCTCAAGGCAATCACTGGCAAAAGTGCAACCGATGCTGTGAGTGGTCTCGAAAAGCTCGCTGCAACAAACGGGACTTTCGACGTTGTCATCTCAACTGATGACATCGACCGCCACGGTGAAATCGTGCGACAGTCGGGGCTCAACACTGAGTCATTCATGAAAAACCCTGTCGTGCTATTCGGGCACAACTCATGGGGGCTGCCAATCGGTGTTTGTACTGAAATCTCAAAAGAGGAACGAGACGGCAAAATGGTGACTCGAGCAAAGGGTGTATTCGCATCACACGCTCAGGCACAAGGTCAACGTGAACTGTACGACATGGGTGTCGCTGCAACTTCAATCGGGTTCATCGAAAAAGAACGAGAGGGCAACATGATAACTGAATCAGAGCTGCTCGAATTCTCTTTTGTGCCAATTCCTGCAAACCCTCATGTGCACGCTATTCGTGAGGCGGGTCTCGATGTTGCTGAGCTTGCTGCAAAAGGCTTGCTCGTTGCAGACCTCAAGACTGGCGATGACGTTGCTGTGAATCAAGACGATGACAAAGACGATGACGATGCTATACTTGAAAATGAAAACGACGATGAGACTGCTGATGTTGAAACAACTGATGCACCTGTCGACGAGGTCATTGAAAGTAGTGATGAGGAAATCGAGCCGACTGACACTGAGAAAATTCTCGCTGCAATCGGTAGCATCGACAGTCGTCTCTCAACTTTAGAGAATAGCAAGAACAGCGAAACCGCTGATGTTGCAGGTTCGGAGAGTGAGGGGACTGACGACGATTCAGAGGACTCAGACGATGACTCAGACACTGAGCCGTCAGCTGATGAAACTGATGACGCTGTCAAATTCCTGCGAAACCGTCGCAAAGCTCAGAAAGCTGCAAAACTCATCAATGAGGTGCTTGCTGACATGGCGGTTGACGCAAAAAAGCATTACTAACCTATCAATAATCAAACTATTATTATGGACTCAGAACAAATCAAAGCTGCTATTGATGCAAGTATCGAAAAGAATCTTGCAACAATCGCAGGTGAAAAAACTGCTCAGGTCGTGAAAGAGACAGTACGCAAAATGCGTCTCGACCGTGAACTATTCGGACGTGACAAGTCAGGTCTTGACGAGGAACAAAAGTCTGCATTCGCTGCTGACATGATTGCAATCGGAAAAGGAACTTTCGGGGGTGGGTCATACAAGGCTGCATTGCTTGAAACTGTTGACTCACAAGGTGGGTACACAGTACCTGTTGAGGTTCACCGTGGAATCTTGCGAATCGCTGCATCAAATGGATATGTGTTGCGAGATGCAATGAAATTCCCGATGAGCACTGACGAGATGAACGTGCCACGATACGCAGGCTCAGACCTTGAGGGTGCGTACTACACAAACGATGACACTGTTGGAACTGAAACAGACATCACTTTCGGAACTGCAACACTTGCAGCAAAGACATGGTACACAATCTTTCGTGTATCAAACCCGTTGCTCGCTGATGCGTCAGCTGACATCGGAGACTTTTTGCTCGCACTAGCAGCTGAGGGTCTTGCGAACATGATTGACAAGCAAGCATTCGCAGGTACAGGGTCACCGTTCACAGGTCTGCTTGCAGACGCAAACGTGACTCAGTACGCAATGGCAACAACTGCTGATTCGCACGCTGACTTTACAATCGACGATGCTGAAATGGCTGTTGCAAACCTGCCTGCATCACTGCATCAAGGTGCTGCATGGTACATGCACCCGACAATGTGGGCTCACCTCAAGACTCTTGAGGACACAGCAGGTCAAAAACTGCTAGGGCAAAACAGCAACGCTTTCGCTGCTGCATATCAGGTTGACGGTATCAAGCCGTCAGGTGTGCTTGCTGAGTACCCTGTGTACTTGTCTGCTCACTTCCCTGCATACGATGCGGGAACTTCACCCGAGGAATCATTCATCGTTTTCGCAAATCTGAACAAGGCAATCTTTTTCGGAGACCGAGAACGACTATCATTCGCAAAATCTGATTCTGCGACTGTGGGGGGCAAGAACGTGTTTGCTGCAAATCAAACTGCATTCCGAGTCACTCACCGTCACGCAATCACAGTGGGCTTGCCTGCTGCTGCGGTGGTGGTATCAACTGGTGCGACTTCATAGTCAAACTGTTACTGAGAGCATTCGTGCTCTCGGTCATGAGCATCAAAGGTGACCATGACTGAGGGCACGAGTCTCGCATCATTATCAATCAAACACATCACACAATCATGAAAAACTACAAAACACTTGCTGCGATTGCATCATCATACGGTCGAGTGCCGAAAGGTGCTGTCGTTGCCTTGTCAAAGGCTGAGGCAAAGCGGTTCGCTCGTTTTCTTGAGGTAACTGATGCAAAGGTGACCGATGAAAAATTCCTCGGTTCAACCAATGCTGACCTCGAGGCAACAAGTACACTTTCAGGCGATGCAGCTGCATCAACAGGTGGTGACGACGATTCAAACGACGACGACTCATCTGACGATGATTCTGACGGTCTTGATGAAATGTCTGCTGCTGACTTGAAAGCAAAAGCTGCTGAAATGGAACTGCCGACATCAGGGTCAAAGGCTGCTCTCATCGAGCGAATTCGACTTGCAACTGAGTCTGACGAAACTGACAGCGAGTAATTCGTTGCATAACTATACCCACGAAATATGTCTACAAAAAACTATGCACTCACAACAAAAGAACGTGTGAAAGCTCGGCTCGGCATCACGAATGCTGATGTTGATGACACTGTCGTGGGTATGACTTACGCAGTGACTGACCTCATCGAAAAGCATCTCGGTCGACGATTCAAAAAGACGACATACACAAACAAAATTTTCAACGGTCTGAATCAAAACCACGCTGTTGACTTTTTGTTGCTGCCGAATGCACCTGTGACAGCTCTCACGACGTTTGAGAGCAATCAGGGGTCACTCACAAGCCCGTCATGGGCTGCTATTGATGCAAACAGCTACTATCTCGACGAACTGCTCAACGGCATTCAAATGGTGGGGGGCTTTTTACCTCGAGGGCATCAAAACCTGCGAGTGACATATACGGGCGGGTACAAAATCGACTTTGCAAACTTTACTGACGACGCACTGCACACGCTGCCTGCTGACCTCAGTGACTTTGCTGAGCGACTGTGTGTCAAGCTGTACAACAAACGCAGCATCGAGGGTCAAAGTACATCGAACTTTGCTGAATCAAACATCACATGGGAATCGCTCATCACAGCAGCTGAGTGGGCTCTCATCGCACCTTACAAGCGAAACCATGCACTCGGGCTATGAGTGTAGCAATCAAAATCGAGCTCAGGAATGAGTCAGCGGTCAAAGCTGCACTCAAAACCTCACCGATGAAAGCTGCTGAGTATCTGACAAAGGGTCTGCATGGTGCAATTTTCAGACTACATGAGGAATCTCAAAAGGCTGAAAACCTGCAATTCAAAAAGCCGACTCATACCACTCGGGCATCATTCGGGAAAGGTATCGAACTCAAGCACCTGTATGGGTCAATCAGACCGACGACATACTACTCAGTGTTTGTGCATCAGGGGACTCGATTCATCAAGTCAAACCCGTTCATGAAACGAATCGCTGACTCAGGTGAAAAGAACGTGAACAAAGAAATCAACAATGCAATGGACGCATTTATAAAAAATATATGATAGCTGCAAACCTCAGAACAAAAATCAAAGCAATACTCGACACACTCGTTGTCTCGGGTGACTTGTCGCTTGTGCTCAACCGTTCATTCAAAGCACACCCGCTTGCTGACCCGAATCTGACAAAATTCCCTGCTGTGATACTGCAACCCCCGTCATTCGAGAGCATTGAGCTCGATACAGCAACAAACGAGCGAACATATACTTTTGACATGGTGGTCATTATGAAAGGTGATGACATCACAAGCATCGACCAAATTGAGACCCTCGCTGAGACAATCTCAAACGCTTTCGATGATGACTTCACTCTCGACGGTGTCGCTGAGGGTGGTGTATCACCTGCGGTCTCACCGATTGAGCAAGATGAATTCAACGGTGCACAGCTTGTGACATTCGTTGTCACAATCAAACCTCGGGTCTGTTATACTATTACTAGCTAATCAAAGAGCTACAAAAACATTATGAAATCAGACTACAAAAACAAACAAATCACATCTGAGAGCAAAGGTGTCAAAGACAAGAGCTCAAAAAATGTGTACAACTTCACACCCTCAGTCAATGCCCCTGCGATGAGCATTGAGGCTGATTCAGCACGAGAGGCTGAGGAAATTTATCAAAAGAAAATCGCAGCATTATCAAACGCTAAATAACAACAATTATCATGGCAAAATCAACAGGACGTACAGCAGCTTTCGGGCTTGCAAAAGAGGCATCACGAGGAACGGCTGAGACATCAGCTGACGTGTGGATTCCTCGACTTTCAGTCAGTCTCGACGACAAGACTGAGTCAATCAATGACGAATCAGCTCTCGGGGTACTCGAGGACGCACCAAACGCTGACAATGTGAAAACATCAGCTGAAATGAGTCTTGAGGGGAACGTGAGAGACAAATCAGTCGGGTATCTTTTGCTCGCTCTTTTCGGTGGTGTGTCATCAGCAGCGTCAACACCTGCTGCGGGTTCAAACACTCACACATTCAACCTCGCTCAGTCAGCACAGCAACAAGCATTCACACTGTTTTCAAAAGACAATGTGCAATCTTACAAGCACGCTCTCGGGGTACTGACATCATTCGGCATCAGTGCTGAAATCGGTCAATATGTGAAATTCACATCAGGATTCAAAGCAAAGGCGGGTGAAACAATGGCTGACCCGACACCGTCATACTTGACTGAGAATCTATTTTTGCCGAAAAACATCACAGTGAAATACGCAACAGCTCAATCAGGGCTCGATGCAGGTACTGAGGTGAAAGTGCAAAACTTCAATCTCTCATTCGACAAAGCGACTGATGAGGACATCGCACTCGGGGACTCAACACCTCAAGACTTTCTCACAAAAATGTTTTCATGTGAGGGTGAAATCGAAATGCTCTTTGACGCTGAGACATTCAAAACTCAGCAACTCGCAAACTCAAAAATCGCACTGCGACTTGATATGCTCAACGACACAACTGACCTCGGCTCAAGTAACTACCCGCAGCTGACTCTCGACGTATACAAGGCTCACATCAATGACTTTACTCGAAACTATGGCAACGGTGACCTCATCAGTGCATCAGTATCATTCAAGGCATTGTACTCAGTAGCAGACGCAAAAATGGTGCACGCAATCCTCATCAACGGGCAAGCTGCATACTAGTCGCACAATTATTCAAACCATAAAATCACATCATCATGCCAATACTAAAAGACTCACGAAAAACAACTACACTCAAGCTCAAATCATACGAGGGGGCTGAGGTTGAAATGTACACCTCACTGCTAGTCGGTGAGATTGAAAACTTTGACTCAAACGCCTCACCAATGTCACAAGCATTGTTCATGCTGCCGATTCTCATCAAGTCATGGAATTTTACCGATGAGAATGAGCAAGAGCTGCCTGTGAACGCTGAGAACATCAAAAAACTCGATGTGTCAGCACTCGAGGAAATGACAGCTGTCATCGAGCAAAACAAATTCGAGGCAAAAAAAGGCTAGCCCCGTATGCGAACTTGTGTCTCGATATGGGGTGGACTGAGAGCGAGCTGAAAAGCAACTCTCAAGCGTACCTCGAGGCACTCAGTGACGCATTGAAAAAGCGAAATCAAGAGTACGCAAAGATGAACAAAAAATAATCTATGGCATCAGACAACACCAAAAAAATTGCAGTCGTCATCACTGGTGAGAATAAAACTCAGCAAGCCTTTCGAGGTGCATCACAGTCACTTGACGGGCTCAAAGGAAAACTGCAAGGCATGTCTGCTACATTCACGAAAATGGCTGCTGTTGGTACAGCAGCTTTTGCGGGTATTGCATACGGGGCAAAGCAAGCAATCGACGCAGCTGCTGAGGGTCAGCGTGCTGCTCAGACGTTCGATGCACTCAACAAATCAATCGGGGCAATCTCAAGTGAATCAATCGAAAAGCTGCGAGACTCAACTCGAGGCATGGTTGCTGACACTGACCTCATGCTCGCAGGTAACAAATTCATGGCAATGGGACTGGCGACATCTCAAGATGAAATGCAAAAACTGGCACAAATCTCGACTCGTCTCGGTACTGCTATGGGTAACGGTGCAACTGAATCAATGGAAAACTTTGCATTGATGATGGCGAATCAGTCAATCTTGCGTCTCGACTCATTCGGTATCTCATCAGGAAAAGTGCGAGAGCGAATCGAGGAACTCATGGTCTCAACTGAGGGCATGACTCGAGAGGTGGCTTTCAACACTGCCGTCATGGAACAAGCCGAGGTGACGATGACGAAACTCGGTGACCCGATTGACACAGTAGCTGACCGAATGGACAGAATGAAAGCGGGAACTGAAAACCTCAAAGGGGTCATCGGTGAGGCTCTTTTGCCTGCTGTTGAGCGTCTACTCATTGCCGTCACACCAATCATCGAGAAATTCTCGGTGTGGGCTGCTGAAAACCCGAAACTGCTCGGGCAAATCATCATCGTTGCGGGTGCTCTCGCAGGTCTTGTTGCTGTGCTCGGTATCATCGGGCTTGTGTTGCCGACAATCATCACAGGTGTACAGCTGCTCGCTCTCGGGTTCGCATTCTTGCTCTCACCTATCGGGCTCATCATTGCTGCAATCGTTGCGATTGTGGCTGTTGTGATATGGTTCGTCGCAAACTGGTCTGAGAATCTTGAGACAATCAAGTGGGCATGGCAAAACTTTCTCGACTTTCTCGCACCGATGCTCGCATGGTTCACAAATCTTTTCAGCTCAATCGGCACAGCAGTCGTGAGTGCTTTCACTTCAATGTATACATTCGTCGCAGGTATTTTCACAAAAATGGGTGAACTCATCTCAGGTGTGTGGAACAACATCAAAGAGGGTGCAGTCATCGTCGCAAAAGCAATCGCATCGGCTTTTGCAACCTACATCAACGGCATCATCTCTCTTTTTGAATCAATGGCGAACGGGGTCATCAGTGCACTCAACTTTTTGATTCGAGGCATGAACAAAATTCAGGTGAGCATTCCCGACTGGGTGCCAAAAATCGGGGGTCGCACATTCGGTGTGAACGTCGAGGAAATCGCTCGTGTGGACATTCCACGACTTGCTGAGGGTGGTATTGTGACTCAAAGCACACTCGCAAACATCGGTGAGGCGGGTGCTGAGGCGGTGATTCCACTCGACAAGCTCAAGAACTTCGGTGTCGGTGGCGGTGGTGTAACAATCAACATCAACACAATGGTCGGTGAGCGTGAATTCGCTGAGAAAATGGGTGACCGAATCATTCGAGAATATCAACTCAACACCCGATTCGCAAACTAAAAATATCATGTCAACAATCCTCACAATCAATGCTGTCGACCGTACATCGAGTATTGTGTCGACATCAATCAGAAAAAAAGACAACCTCAATGAACGAGTCGACTCGTTGTCTTTTGAGGTGACTACTCACGCAGCAAAAACATTCGTGCCTGCAATCAATCAAGAGGTGACACTCACTGAGGGTGGCACAAAGGTATTCGGTGGTGTGATTGTGGCAATCTCTCAAACTACTGAGCGAAAAATCGTGCGGTATGACATCACCTGCAAAGATTATTCTCAATATCTTGACCGAAAAATGGTCACTGAACGATATGAGAATGAGACCGTGTATGAAATCATTGATGACCTCATCACAAATTATGCAGCAGCTGACTCGTTCACTGTTTCAAACGTGGGTGGGGCAAGTGTCACTGTTGCCTCGATTGCATTCAATCGAATACCACTCTCAGAGTGCCTCAAAAAACTGAGCAAGCTCACAAACTTTTCATGGTATGTCGACTATGACAAAGACATTCACTTTTTCAGCAAAAACACTGAGCCTGCACCTTTCTCAATTACTGACACCTCAAAAAAATATATATACGACTCACTTGTCATCACTGAGGACTTGAGTCAAATCAGGAACTCAATCACTGTTGAGGGTGGTACAAAAATCGGTGATGAGAGGTCAATTTTTGCTGACGGTGACGGTGTGATTGATGTGTTCGACACTGTGGTGAAATTCAGCAATCAACCTGTTATCGAGGTGGGGGGTATTCCTGTCACTGTCGGTGTCGACGGGTTCAATGATGATGCTGACTTCGATTGCATGTGGTCATATAATGAAAAAACAATCAGGTTCACAGCAGGCAACATTCCTGCTGCGGGAACTCGCAACATTGAAATGATAGGCACGCCACTGATACCGATTCTTGTGAGGGTGCCGTCTGCTGTTTCAATCGCTCAATATGGTCTCTATGAGTCAATCATCAAAGACAAATCAATCGTCTCAAATGAACAAGCAATCGCTCGAGCAAAAGCTGAACTATCTGCATACGCTGCCACAATCAATGACGGCTCATTCAAAACCTACACAACAGGCTTGAGAGCAGGTCAGGTGCTCAATATCAACAGCACAGCACGCTCAAAATCGCTCAGTGTGCTGATTCAGTCAGTATCAATGCAGTATCGTGACCATGAGGGGCTGAAACCCGAATACAGCGTCAATTTTGCATCATTGAGGTCACTCGGTATCATTGACTATTTACTCGGTCAACTCGATAGTGACGACCTGCGTGACGGTGAATCAATCACCTTGCTCAACTATATTCAAGCAAGTGAGAACATCGGTGTCTCTGACACAGTCAGTGCCCCGACAGTGACCTCAGCACCGTACAAATACAGCAACGACCCTGAGACAACAGTCAACAAAGGGCGGTATAGTTATGCTACGTTTGCATAAAAACTTGATATAATCAAAATATGAAAAAAGCAATCAGCTACATCACACAAAAAAATGTTCTCAACCCGATTGAGAATGAGGTAATTGAGGTGACAAAACGTGTCGTCGATGATGAGTCTGACCTTGTCGTCACAAAAAGAAAACTCGACAAAAAAGTGCTTGAAACTCAACTCAGTCAAATCGAGGCGGGAATCAAAAAGATGACTGAGCGACGTGATAAAATTGTGACTGACCTTGAGGCATTCAGTCGTGAATCAAAAAAACAACCCTCAATCGTCATCGACACAAACCCCGCCAAAACTAAAAAGGTAAAAAAGGAAAAAGAAAAATAGCATGAAAAAACTCAACACAATACAACAAAATGCAGGCATGAAAATCAAGGGTGAGTACACACTCAAAGTTTTCAAAGCGGGCACGAAAGAGCTTTTGCGTGAGACTCATCACGAGAATCTTGTTGTTGCTACAACAAACGCAGGTCTCGACCTCATCACTCAACACCTCGCAGGGGTGACAACATTCCCGCTTGAGATTGATTCTGCTGCAATCGGCACGGGGCTCACTGACCCCTCATCAAGCGACACAGCTCTCGAGACCCCCGTCTTGACTGGTATTGCTCGAGCTGACATCACGGGTCGTGACTCAACTTCAATCACAATGGACTTTTTCATCACTGATGCTGAGCTCGCAAATGGTTCGTATTCTGAATTCGGTATTTTTTGCGGGGCTCAGCTTTTTGCTCGCTCAGTCATCGAGCCTGCCTTTTCAAAAGCGAGTGGCGAGGACACACTCATCAATTATCAAATCACTTTCATAGCATCATAATATGGCACAAGCAAAAACAGCAGGAAATTCAATACTAGCCTCAGACTTTCATGATGAGAGCACAGGCGGTGCGGGCAAAATTCCCGTGACGAAAGCGGGCGGAAAAATTGACCCGGGTTTTCTCTCGTCAGTAGCAAAAGCGTTTGTGCGTGTATTTTCAACAAGCAATCAAACAATCACAACAACAGCGACAATTGTCACTCTTGATTCAGAATCTTTTGATGATGACGGTCTTTTTGACCCTGTCACTTATACTTTCACCGCACCGAATGACGGCTTTTATGACATCAATTTCAATGGTGCGGGGCAACCCCTCGGGTCGCGTGATGATGCTGAGGCTGCGATGATATACAAAAACGGGGTTGAGCATTCAAGAGCTGTGCACTCTAAACCAGAAAACTCAACAGGTCTAGCGGGGGTGGCGGTGAGTGATGTTGTTCAACTTGATGCAGGCGACACAATCAAAATATATGTCATCTGCTATCGCTCAGGACAAATGAGAATGAACGCAGGGTCTGCAAACACATATCTCACTATCAGAGAGCTCTAGTGTGTAGTATAATAACCCCGCTGACTTCGGTCAGCATGGTGTGTTGGTATGGTCTTGATAAAACGAGACACAATCAATACTGAAAGGCACTCACCTCGGTGGGTGTTTTTCTATGTCCGAAAATTATCCACACAATGTGATGACAAGGGTTGCACTTTCATCATAAATCAATTATGATATAAAGAGGTGAGAGAGAGGGGGTCGACCTCACCAATTATCAACCGAATCAACACACCAAAATCATGAAAAAGAAAACAACAAACAACAAAGACAAAACAATGATGCAGGAAATGGGCGAGTACCTCGATGCAAAAATGGCGAAAGTCACAACATTCGAGGAATCAATC